CAGTTAATGAGGATCTCTTTAGCGGAGACTTTTTAATTGACGGTGTTGCTGGTGGTCTTGATCTCATTGGTCATAATTTAGAATATACTCAAGCAACTTCTTTACAGGATGATGTAAACTTCTTATCTTACAGCGGTGCTATTGTATCCGACGTAAATTATGCAAGAGCTGCCACTGTCCCTAATACAGTTACACAAGGTACAGAATTAATTTCCGTTACGGCTGTTTCGGGTGGAGATATTCAAATTCAAATACAAGGAACTGCAGGTGATTCATTCTTTGATGCATTTGCTAATATGACTGCAAATAGTTCAACTGTTGTAGGTACTTATATTTTTGATTCTGTTATTTCAAAATATGTTCCTGTTACTTCTCACCAAGTAGTTGGAAACACCGTTACATTATTACTTTCTTCTGTAGGCGGTGTTGCAATAGGAGATTTCCCAACAACTGGCGCAACATACACTTACATTAACGAAGGTGACTTTGGATTCGTTGCTGATGAATTACCATTATCTAACCCAACCGCTGGAATTATAGGTTCTTACGGATCTACCTTATATAGCCAATTCTCAAACGGTACACTTACTGATGGGGATGAAGCTGTATATGAAGTAGGTGGGATTCAATATACTTCTTACTTAGTATTTAATGCTGTAGATTACGGATCTATTCATGTAGGAACACCAACAACTGCTGTTGATACTGTTGGAATATCTGACCCGGCATATAACTTGCCATCGGTTCAGATAACTCCTTACCAGGAAGATGCATTTAACACTTTGACTCCACATTCCCAGTTTACTTTAGATGGTACAGGTGTATTCTTAAATTCTGATGCTGTTGCATACGGTGCAAATATTTTAGGTATTCAAACTCTGAAAGGTGCAAATAACCTTTCTATTGATATCTTGGCTGATTCATTAACTGAAACTGCTCTTAAGCCTAACCAAGTATTAATTGATGCTGCTAATCCTGATGCTGCTGATGTGGTTGTAGGTAACTACTTAGTACACTTTGAAGGTTCTGTTTCAGTACCTCACTCAAGATTAACCAGAATCAATATTGTACAAGGCGGATTAACAAATTCTGAATATAGTACAATTCCTGCAGGCAAAACTGCATTATTAGTTACTTGCCAAAGTGAAATTTCAATTTCCACTGCAGGCGGTATTAAAAAGGTTGAATTGTATTACCCAATAGATTCATGGATTGATTACTTAAACATATTTACTTTAGATGGGTTTAGGTTAGATAATACAAAACATGTACCTAACGGAACTAACGAAAGACAGAATGCTATATTAAATGGTACTCTTAATGGAACTAACCTGTTTAAAGCATTAACTGATAGAGAAACAATTAACTTCAGATATTTAGTTGATACGTTCGGAAACGGTATTGAAAGTGGATCTAAGGCAATTTATACAAACTTATGTTCTACTAGAAAGAATGCATTTGCAATAATTAATGCACCTTCTGCTAAAGACTTTAAGAATAATACAGATCCTTCCTTCTTGGATGCAACTGGATCGCTTTCCTCTAGATTTATTTCTACTGGTGGAGATCTTAGTAAAAATCCAACGGTAAGATACTCATTACCTTCACCAACACAAGGTGCAAGCTTTGGCGCATTCTACTATCCTTTCATTACTGTAAGAGATTTAGGAAAGAACATAAACGTTGTACCAGCACCGTATGTTTCTAATAACTTTATTGCAAAGTATGAAAATGCTTTACCGTGGTCATTAGTTGCAGGTGTTCGTAGAGGCGTTGTAGGTGGAACTGGAGTTGTAGGTTTAGAATTAAATCTTGGTAAAGAGGACAGAGAATACTTAGAACCATTTGGATTGAATCCAATTGTATTCCAAAGTGGAACTGGCCCAACAATCTTTGCTAATAAAACAGCACAGCAAACTACAAAATCTGCGTTAAGCTCAATTAATGTTAGAGAGGTTGTAATTTACATCCAAGATGGTATTGAAGCAATCCTGAAAAACTACTTATTTGAATTTAACACAGCTCAAACTAGATTGGAAATTAAAACTCTTGCTGATAACTTCTTATCAACCGTTCAAAACGATGATGGTGTTTTTGACTTTAAGAATGTTATGGATGAAACTAATAATACTCCAGAAGTTATAGATCAGAATGTAGGTATCCTTGATACTTATATCGAGCCAGTAAGAGGTATGGAAGTTCTCGTACAAAGAACTACAATCCTTAAAACAGGTGCAATAAGCTCAGGTAACTTCCAATAAGAAAAGAAAGATGAATATATAAAAAAATAAGATAAGTTATGCCATTACCACATTATACACAATCAAGGGCCAGCAGTCAGAGATATGAACCTATCCAACCAAACCTTTTCGAGGTAACTGTGTTCAGCCCATTAGGTGATGATACAGGATTAATCTTGGAACAGGTTAAAACTATCGGAGGATTAAATAACCTTAATCCATCTGTAGATGCAATCGGTCAGAAATATAAATTTGCTGATCGTTCGTTTGCAAGTATGCCAGGACAAACATTCTTGGATCTCACACTCAACTTCAGCTTAAACCTGAATGAAGCAAATGAAAACTACATTTACAACACATTCCGTAACTGGTACAAATTGATTTATGATCCACTAACCGGCGAAATGGGATTGAAAAAGGATTATGTTGGAAGTATGATTATTGTACAGTACAACAGAGCAGGTGATATTTTCAGAAAGATTACTTGTAAAGATGTATTCCCAACAGGACAACCTGATTTCGTAGATGAATTGAATTATGAAACTCCAGATGCCGCTGATTTAACAATGACTTACCGTTGTGATCACTGGGTTGAAGAAAATGTTGGAGCTACAAATCTTTAATCTATAAGTTCATTAAATATATTTTTAGAAACTGGCCTTAGGGCCAGTTTTTTTGTCATAGCACTAATATATAATATAGAATACATAATCTAAAACACATGACTATATTTAAAGTAGAAAATCAAACAGATGGGAAGATTTATGTAGGCTACTCTGTTAATGATAATCCAAACAACTTAGGTACAGGAAAATACATTAAGAGGGCGGTAAAAGATTTTGGTTTAAGATCCTTTACTAAAACTACATTAGAAGAATTTGGACAAGATGAATCACTAGGTCATATTATGGATAGACTTGAATTTTGGATTAAAAAATTTAAAGCCGATAATCCTAAATATGGTTATAACGAAAGCGTCCAAGAAATGATCCCACAAAAGAAAAGACTTACAAAAAAATTACAAGTCTTATTAACCCCAGAAGATGAAGATAATTTAAATTCTATCATTATCCAAAAATCAATGGAAACAAAAACAAAACCGATGCCCGTATCAAGATATGTTAGGCAATTAATAGTAGAGCATATTGTAAAAGAGACATCACCAGAAAAACAATTAATAAAATCTAAATAATTATGAGTAGTCACGAGGACAATATTAAAAAGGAATTTGAAGCAGCTGAAAGTATTCAGGATACTGCTGCTGTAGTAACTGATGAAAGCGGTACTATTAAAGAGCTAGGTAAAGTTGACACAACTAGAGGTTCTGGTGTAGTTTCACCTGATGATCCAGAAATTAAAAGAATACAATCATTGGCTGGGCATGTTAAATTAGATTTAACACAGTTCCCATCGGGTGGGCGTTTCTATAGAGAAGATTTTGAAATTCATATCAGAGCCGCAAGAGTTGGTGAGATTAGAGATTTTTCAACAGTAGATGAGGATAACATCTTAGATGTAGATGAAAAGTTAAATTCTATTCTTGTTAATTGTACTAAAATAATGTACGGTACACAGAGAGGATCTTATAGAGACGTATTGGAAGAAGATAGAATTTACCTTATTTTATCAATTAGAGAACTTACGTTTAAGCAAGGTGAAAATAAACTTATGATGCCAATTGGTAAAAAAGGATGTTCCACTCCTAGCTGTAAATCTCAGGAATCCGTAGAGCTTAAAACATCTAATCTACAATTCCAGGAAACTGATGAACTATTAGAAAAATATTATGATTATCAAAATAAGTGCTATACAATTCCTACTAAAAATCATGGAGAGATTACATTAGCACCACCTACGATCGGAGTAATGAGAGCTATTACTAATTGGATTAGAAAACGTGAAGAGGAAAATAAATCTTGGGATAAAGCATCTCTTACTGTGCTTCCTCATGAACAAAGAGAATGGAGAGGGTTTAATGATAATGAAATCTTTTCTGCTATAACGAATTTCCAAGGTTGGGATGCAAGTAAATATTCAATTGTTTATAGACTTGTAGAAAAAGCGAAAATTGGAGTCAAGCCTGAGTTTGTCTATCCATGTGAAAGTTGTGATGCGGAGGTCACAGTCCCGCTTTCCTTTCCCGGCGGCGTCAAGGCTCTCTTTATTATTCAGGATATCACTTCTGAACTTCTTTAAGATAAGAGTTCTTTTATTGGAAAAGTTGCATCTCCAACCGTCTGAGTTGGATTTGCTACCTTTCTATGAATACGAGTATACTCTTGAAATGTTTAATGAAATCATCAAAGAACGTAATGATGATGAAAAGAAACAAACGTCTTCTTATGATGATCAATATAAGAGTATGTCCGGAATGCAAAATAAAATGAGTAAAAGTATGTCTTCATACAAAACTCCATCAATGCCTAAAATAAGCATGCCTAAGTTCTAATAAATATACTATGGCGGCTGTAACTCTTAAGGACTTAATGAGCCCTCTATCAAAAATAGAGGCTTATGCAAATGAAACTAATGAAAGCATCAAAAAAATTGAAGAATTCATTGTTCAAGGGATGGGCAATTCCAGTAATGGTGGCGATGCGCTCAGTGCACAAATCTTAGCTACATCCCAGCAACAATTAGTTAGCTTAAGAAATATTGAATTTATTTTAGGGCGGCAATTAGAAGTACAAGCACAGGAAGCTGAGCAGAGTAAATCATTCGCCTTCGCCAGACTTAGACAAAATGCAGTCGATAGAATTTTCGGTAATAAAGATTCCAAGAATTTAGAATTAATTGCAAAAGCCTCTACATCCAAAAGCAGTGGAACAGATAAAGGTGCTGGAAAGATCAAAGGTAGTGGTGCACAAGCATTAAAAGATTTAGGAATGGGTGCTTTACTTACAGGTAAAGCTATGTTACTTTGGACTATTGTACCAAAAAAGGCAGTAGATAAATTCCTTGATTTTGTAGTCAAATCATTTGAAAAATTTGAACAGTTTGATGTTAAGAAGGTGCAAAAAGGAATTGATGCTTTAGACTCTATGGGTGGTGCTATAATGAAATTTGCAACAGCTCTTGCATTATCAACTCCTCTTATCCTAGTAGGACTTATTGGTCTTCCAATACTTATACCAACGCTTTTCATTATGGGAGGTGTATTTTATTTGTTAGGTGGCAAAAAGTTTAGTAAAAGAATTAAGAGAGGGTCACGGGCTCTTACTGTGATGGCTGAAGGACTATTGGCATTTGGTATTGGTTTAGCAGTAGCAGCTTTAGCTTCTATGATTGTTCTTATGCAGCCTGCAGTCTTAATTGGAATGACATTATCTATCCTACTTATAGGTGGGGCTGTATCATTATTAGGAAGTAAGAAGATGTCAAAGAATATTAAAAGAGGAGCTGGGACATTAAGTATAATAGGATTAGGTCTTGTTGTATTTGGATTAGGTTATGCTCTATTTGCAGCAGCCTTCCCATCAACTGTTGGTATTGGTGATATACTCATTCAAAGTATTACTATACTAGGAATTGGAACTGCCATCGCATTAGTTGGTAAATTTGGCGTAAATAATATTTTACAAGGTGCATTGTCGCTAGCAGTAAATGGTATTGGATTACTCGTGTTTAATATGGGTTATGTTCCTTTTGCTGATGCTACTAAAGGGATGTCATTAGGAGACATTGGAATACAAAGTGGAGTCCTATTGGCAGTAGGTGGTATAATGGCATTAGCTGGGTTGGCAGTTGCAGGATCGGCAGGAGCCGTATTGTTAGGCCCTGCTCTTTATGCTGCTG